ACTATATTTGTATACACAAACACTTAATATATTTACATTATGAAACACTTATTTAAAGCACTTGCAGCTTTTCAGCAAGAAGTAAAGCCTATATTCAAAGGCACAAAAGGTTATGGCTATTCTTATGCAGACTTGCCTACAATCTTTGACAAGATTAACCCACTATTAGAAAAACACGGATTAGGATTTACACAACTAATTAACACACACGAAGAAGACAACTACTTAAACACTATTATCTTCCACGTAGAAAGCGGTGAGACGTTAGAATCAAACACACTTATACCACAAGTAAATCTTAAAAATATGAATGACTATCAAAGTTTTGGTTCTGGTGTAACATACTTTAGACGTTACGCACTTTCTTCTGCACTTGGTTTAGTAACAGACAAAGACACAGACGCAGCAGGAGAGCAAGTAAAAGTAGTTAAGAAAGAAAAGCTAAACACTAAACGTTTTGCAGACGCACTTATTGCAGTACAAGAAGGCAAGATTACGAAAGACAAACTAATAGAAAAGTTTGCACTAACTAACGTACAATCAAAAGCTTTAGAGTTATGTTGAAGATTAGATGTTCTTCCATTGGTAAGATAATGACCAATTCACGAAGTAAAACAGAAACATTAAGTAAGACTTGCAAGACATACTTACAAGAACTTGCAATAGAAGAAATGTATGGTAAACGTAAAGAGTTTTCAAGTAGGTATACAGACAAAGGTAACGCAGTAGAAGACGAAGGCATAAAGTTATGTGAAAGCGTTTTAGACTTGGGCTTTATGTATAAGAACGAAGAACACTTTGAAAACGACTACTTGACAGGAACGCCAGACGTAAACACGGACATAATATTAGATGTAAAATCAAGTTGGGACGCTACAACGTTTCCTTTCTTTGCAGAAGACATACCTAATCGTGATTATTTTTTTCAGTTGCAAGGTTATATGGCACTTACCCAAAAACGTAAAGCTTACTTATGTTATTGCTTGATAAATACGCCAGAACTTATGGTAGAAGACGAAGTAAGACGTGCGCATTGGAAAGAACACTTAATAGACGAAAACGAAGAACTGCGTAATCACGTTGAAGCACAACACAACTTCGACAACATACCAGCAGAAAGACGAATAAAAACGTTTGAAGTAAAGTATGACAAAGACGTAGTAAAAGCAATCTACGACAGAGTAAAAGAATGTCGTGAATATTACAAAACACTAATTGAATGAAAACACGAAAAAGTAAAGTCATTACATTAAGAGTAACAGACGAAGAAAAGAAGCTTTTAGAATTGAAAGCAAGGCGCACACGAAAGACGTTAAGCGCATACATTTTAAGTAAAACAATAAAGTAAATGGAACAGAAAAACAACACAGGTGCAATTTTTAAGAACGACTACAAAAAGACGGAGCAACACCCAGACTACAAAGGTAAAGCAATGATAGACGGAAAAGCTAAAGACGTTGCAGTATGGTTAAACGAATCAAAGAACGGTACAAAGTATTTAAGCTTAAAGTTTTCAGAACCTTACAAAGAAGCTGAAGCACCTAAACAAGATATGCCACAAGACTTACCAAAGCAATTAGACGACTTACCTTTTTAAGTTAGGTGTGTTCAAATCGGAGAAGCGTTCAGAAATGGGCGCTTTTTTTTATTCACAACGTTTCGTTGAAAACTACGTCTATACACTATTAGAAAATAATCACTACATTTGTTTAGATACTAATCAATGAAATGGCTTAAGAAAGTTGCAGAACATCACGAAGACTATTTACGCATTGTAAAAAGTTTAGGAGTTGACGACTTGGCTGAAGACATAGTACAGGAAATGTACATTAAGATTAGTAAGTATTGTGCGCCAGAACGCATACTACAAGAAAACGGAAAAGTAAACAAATACTACATACGGTGTGTACTTTACAATTTAGTCTTTGACTACCGTAAACAACAAAACAAGCATAAGAAAGTTAATATAGAAGAAGTCTACAATTTGGGTGTTGAATACGATTACATAGAAGAAACAGAAGCTTTTACTTCATTGATTAGAAAAATTGATAGCGAAGTTGAAACTTGGCATTGGTACGATGAAATGTTATTTAACCTGTACCGTGATAGTGGCAAGTCAATACGCAAACTTTCTGAAGAAACACGAATTAGTACAAGCAGCATATTTCAAACATTAAAGTATTGTAAGAACCAAATACGAATAAATGTAGGCGAAGACTACGAAGATTTTATAAACGAAGACTACGAACATTTATGAACGAAAAAGATGTTAAAGCAGAAATTAAAAGACTAAAGACAAAGATAAAAGGCGATATGTACGAAGATATGGAAACACTACAACAGATTTACGAACTGAAGCTCATCTTAAACCCAGAAATAGAAAACAAACCACAACTTGACGACGATGACGAATGTTTATCGTGTGGTGCTTAAATAAAAACAAATGGAAAAGAAACCAAGAAAAAAACGAACTACAAAAAAGAAGTCTGAAGGATTAGGAGACACAATAGAAAAGATAACTGAAGCTACAGGCATAAAAGCAGCGGTCAAGTGGTTAGCTGGTGATGACTGTGGGTGTGAAGAACGAAAAGAAAAGCTTAACAAACTTTGGCGCTACACACAACCTAAATGCCTACAGGAAGACGAACACGAATGGTTGAACGAATGGTACATAAGAAGACGTGAAACTATGCGACCAAGTGAACAGAGAAGAATGTTAGAAATTTACAACAGAATCTTTGACACTAACCAACAAGCAACACAATGTTCAAGTTGTTTAAGAGAAATAAATACCAAAATGTTTAAAGTATACGAAACTTACGAAGATGCCAATTCCTAAACCAAAAGCAAACGAAAAGAGACGCGATTTTATGGCGCGTTGTATGTCTGACGATACTATGGTAAAAGAGTACGGTACAGACCAAAGACTTGCAATATGTTCTGCAAGTTATAGAGACAACCTACAAAAAAACGAAAAAGACAATGGCAAAAAGAGGTAGACCAAGAAAGATAGAAAGCACAGAACAAATGTACGATATGTTCGAAGCCTATAAGAAAGAACGTAAAAACAACCCAAGAATAAAATACCACCTAAACCAAAGAAGCGGTGATATGGTAGGCGAACCTTTAGAAGTGCCTTTAACTATGGAAGGTTTCGAAATATTCTGCTGGAATAAATACGACTTGACAATAAGCAATTACTTTAATAAGAAAGAAGAATACAAAGAATTTTATACCGTCTGTTCACGTATACGCAAGGAAATACGAGAAGACCAAATTACAGGAGGTATGGTTGGACAGTATAACCCAAGCATAACACAACGTCTGAACGCACTAAAAGAACAGATAGAACAAACGAATATAGAGCAACCACTTTTCCCAGATGTTAAAGAGAACGACGGCAATCAATAAAATACTTGCGTTAAAAAAACGAATCAAAATTATTCAAGGCGGAACTTCTGCTGGTAAGACCTTTGGCATACTTCCAATACTGATAGACAAAGCTGCAAAGAAAGGTGGTTTAGAAATTAGCGTAGTAGCTGAAAGCATACCACATTTAAGAAGAGGTGCATTAAGAGACTTCTTGAAAGTTATGAAGTGGACCAACAGGTTTGTAGACGACAGGTTTAATAAGTCACTACTAAAATACGAATTTGCAAACGGCAGCTTTATAGAATTTTTTAGCGCAGACGATTCAAGCAAGTTAAGAGGTGCAAGACGTGATATTCTATACGTAAACGAATGTAACAATGTAAACTTTGAAGCTTACAACGAATTAAGCATACGAACAAAACACGAAGTATATTTAGACTTTAACCCAGCCAATGAATTTTGGGTAGAAGAAATCAAAGAAGACAAAGAAGCAGACTTTATAATTCTAACGTACAAAGACAACGAAGCACTTGACAAAGGAATAGTAGACCAAATAGAAAAGAACCGTTTAAAAGCAGAAACAAGCACTTACTGGCGTAATTGGTGGAAGGTATACGGTCTTGGTGAACTTGGTATGTTAGAAGGTGTAGTCTTCAGCAACTGGAAACAATTAGACACAATACCAAAAGAAGCACGACTTGTAGGCATAGGACTTGACTTTGGTTATACGAACGACCCAACAAGCTGCATAGAAATCTACAAGCATAACGAAAAACGAATACTAAACGAAATAGTATACCAAACAGGAATGCTTAATTCAGACATAGCACACAAGCTACCAAAAGACGTACCTGTATACGCAGATAGTGCAGAACCTAAAAGTATTGCAGACATTCAACGTTACGGAATCACGATTAAAGGCGTAACAAAAGGCAGAGACAGTATCAACTACGGAATTGATGTTATGCAACGTGAAAACTATTTAGTCACTTCTAATAGCACAAACCTTATAAAAGAGTTAAGAAGCTATTGTTGGGACACAGACAAAACAGGTAAACGACTAAACAAACCTATCGACAATTACAATCACGCAATAGATGCGGTGCGTTATCACGAAATGGAAACGTTAGGAATGAACAAGAATTACGGAAGCTATAATGTACTATGAGTGATTCAAGATTAGACGACTGTTTAGAAGTAATGAAAACAATTCCAAACGCAAGTATTGACGCAATGATAACAGACCCACCCTATGGTACCACCGTCTGTACATGGACTACTGTTACCACTCTCGATTCCATGTGGGAACAACTAAACAGAAGT